TATAGCGGTGTGCGACGGGGTGTAGCGATCCTGTGGGAGTCGCAAAACTTTTGGGGGGTGGGGTCGTTTTTGGTTTTGTTTCGTTTCGCTTTACTGTTTTTGTTTTGGTCCTGTATTGCTTAACTGTTTATTAATCAGTTGTTTACATGTACTCAATCGAACGTGTAAGAAAACTTTGTTTTTGTTTCTGTTTGGGGAAAAGTTCAAAACGTAGATAGTTTTAAAAAGTTTTGTATCTGTTTAAAAGCTTTGTTTAATCCTATCCAATATTATTTTTTTAGTCCATCACTTTAAAAGATCTTTCCTTTTATCCTTTTCTTTTGTCTCTATCTTATATAGTATTATTACTATTGTTTCTTTTTACTAAATGTGTCACCTTGAAACCCTTTTTTTTAAATTTAATTAGTTTTTACCTGGGTTTTTTAATACTATTAATAAAATGTATTTAGTTGATAATCAACTACTTACAAGATAATTGAAAAAAAAGTTTAATTTTTATTTGATTTATCCATTTATATAAACGTACTTTGTTAAAACGGTAAAGCTTTGCACCGTATCAAGTAAGGCAAAATTTAATAAAGACCCTTAATAGGGCATCAAAAAAATGAAAGTTTCAATAGAATTAAACAACACTAATAAAGGTGAATTAACAGCGCAAACAGTTGCAATAATTAATGTTGCGGATAATTGCAAGGTGTCAACAGTAGTTAATAAAGTAACAAAAAAGCTTTGCGCTGTTTGTGATTTAAAGGTCACGGGAAAATTTGCCCTAATTAAAACGAGTGCTAAAATTAATATTTTAATTGATGGTAAAAATATTTTAACTGATGACATCAAAACCCTTTTTAATTTACATTCAAAAGTTTACGGATTAAGCTTTAACCGTAAAAAGCCCGAAAACTTTAAAACTGATTTAATCAATATTTTAGAACAGTTCAAAGTATTTATGGAGTCTTAAAAATTCGAAACTAGGGCTTTTAGCTCTAGTCTACGGTTAAGAGTGTTTAAAGCCGTACTGATGAGAAAAAAACACAAGTTCCTTGTTTCTTTTGTTAAAATGTAAAGTTTAAAACTTGTTTTATCTTTTGTTTTTTGGCTACAGTATCAACATAGTAAAAGCGATACCTTAAAAAGTGCTAACTAACAAAAAACAAAATTTAAAACGGGCTTAAAACATATATTAAATAAAACATTTTACGGGCTTTTTATAGTGTTAACAATAACCAATTTTAATACGTGTTTAAAAAGTGATCCTTTGAAATAAAATTTCACAAACAAAAGTGTTTAGATGCATACTTTAAAAATGGGCAGTTTGTGACCGTTACTAAATACGGGGTTGAAAATTCCTATCAAAATTTTAGACTTAGATTAAAACAGCTCTAAGAGAAAAAAATTAAATATTCAAACTATATTGTGTAAAAAGCTATAAAAGTGAATATTACCTTTATGGTGTCAGTTAACCATAGTTTTAAAAAACAGTTTAGAAAAAAACTAAAAGTATAGACAAATAAATTATTATGTTATATGCTGTATTCTTATATGGTATACTTGTAAGGTGGCATATATTAAATGTGTCACCTTACCTATATATAGTTAGCAATCAACTGAAAATTGCAATCGTATTGTTTAACAGCTTGCAAGCGATGATAAACAAAAAAGCTAAAACCCTCAGACAAATTTTATATGGTGTCTCCTGTAAAGTTCGAACCTTTAGAGGGTTTCTATATTAAATGTGCAATGTCGCACAAACTAAAACCCCAAACAAAATGAAAAACTTTGAAGTATATAAAGATCTTAGAAACAATCCAATTTACAAAGTAAACGATACATTCTATATAGAAAACGACGACAGAACATCTTGGTCTTTTGGAGATTTAGAACCTGCGCCGAAATTTTTACAATCTTGGTATAAAAAATGGATACAAGAAAACAGAACAGATTTAATAATAAAAACAAACTTTAATGATTTTACTATTGTCAGTACAAAATAAAATAACTATATTAGTAAAAGGTAAATTGTTCAGCCTATAAAGTGAACCTATAATATAAAATTCTATTACAATGGAAACAACGTACAACAACGGTCAAACTATATTAGTTGACGACAGAACAGAACAACAATTCGAAACACACAAAATCCTGATCACTGCCACCGATAAATTTATGTCTGGATGGGGTAAAGGAAAAGGTGGTTCAAAATGTGCATGGGCTTGTAAAAACTACGCTGATGCAGATAAAGTTTTGGAATGGGTAGAGTCTAGAAGTGAAATGAAATACGTAAACATAAACTATACGGGTAAGTGGCGACCTAAAAATGCTAGTCATGTACATATATACGTGGTTAATGATGATCATCCTGCATTATAATAAATGTGTAACCTTAAAAACAAACAATCATGAAAACAATAGAACAAGTATTACAAGAACTCTTCACAGAAAACACAGGAAAACACTTTTTAGATAGTGGTGGAACTGATGGAAGAGCATGGCAAAGAAATCAAGAACGTGACTTTGAGTCAGAACCTGAAGCCACTATAGAATATTGGGACGATAAATTCCAATACGCAACCGTAAACACTTACCATTACTTCAAAAAAGTATTAGAATATGACGAAGTGTGTGAATCTGTAAACGAATACCTACGTGAAAACAATATACATTGGGCAGGAGAAGTAGAAGAAAACGATTTAGAGGACCATATAGCGACTTTTTCAGAGTATTATGAAGTAGAGTTCAAAGGTGAACAATGGAACACTTACAACGAAGAAAACAACACAGACCACGTATTCCAAGGTCAACGGGTTACTATAGACGGTGAACCATACGTATTATTACAGCTTCATCTAGGTGCTGATGTCAGAGGTGGATACTCAGATGTACAACTATTCAAGCTAGAAGGCTTTTTGACTGGTTTTGTAGAACACACACTATATAATAACAAACGTGAAAACCTATCCATAGATATTAAATACGCTAATGAAATTAGTTTATACAATCATGAAGACGGTTCATACGAATATGTTGACAATGATTGGCTAGAAGAGAATGTAAAACCTAATGAAGGATGGGAAGTTGAATTAATGATAATGGAAGATCCTTGTATTTACTAATAATAAATGTGTAACCTTAAAAACAAACAATCATGAAAGTTACAGAAGAATTTTTTGAAGCAAGTATCCAAGGATACGAAGGAATTGAAAAAGCTAAAAAGTACGCTAAAAGCCTTGATTGGACTGAAGTAGACTACAACGAACAAACAATTTCAAATATCCAATATGAAGACACGGTGAACGGTATAGATATATACTACTGTTTTGGAACTGACGAATATCTATTCGTTGCTTCTCTTATGGGACTCACTTGCCGTAATGGTAAAAATTGGAATGAATGTAATTGTTGCTAATAATAAATGTGTAACCTTAAAAACAAACAATCATGATACATTCACCAAAAAAATCAGAAAAGTATTTTGAACAAATACAAAAAGAAATAGAAGGATTTACAGACAGTTCATGGGCTAATGATGCCTGTGACTCTATTCACAACGAGAAATATGATCTATCAGTCTATTTCCCTAACTCAGATAAAGATGACTTCGAGAACGAAGAATGGTCTTTCTTTGTGGTAGACATAGATTCAGGGTTGAAACAAAAAAGAACTAGCCTATACTCTATTGAATCCGTTATCAGATTCATTAAAGAATATCAAAAAAAAGAGTTTAAAGTGTCTTGGTCTCCTCCTACATACAATGCAGAAACAAGAGAAGAAGGTATAGAACATTTCACATTTAGTAATGGATACGAACAAGAGGAAATAAATGAAATACACGAACTAGATATTTCAGATAGAGCAACATTAAACGATATAATTATTATTAGAACCAAATAAAACAAACAATCATGAAAACAGTAATTTTAAAATTTGACGAACAGGATGTTGCAAGTGACAACATCTTCACAATAATTTCTAAAACTCATTCAGAAATTGAACAGAAAAAAGCAAATGCTAACAAGATCAATAAAACTATTCTTAACCAGTTTGAAGACATACTAAGAGAAACAATCAGTAAAATATATTCTAAAATAACAGAAGCCGATATTGAAGGATGTGACTTTGATTGGATAGATAATAACAGACACAGGATTCCATTTCCTGAATTTACACAAGGCAAGAACCACGTTAAAGTTAGCTTTGAAATGTACAAAACAATAAAAGCTGAAGGCGTAGGAGAATTTGAACAATGTCAAAAAATAGATGTATCTATTGTATCAAGAAAAATTAACGAAGGGTTATACGAAACCCTAGCCCCTGAGTATTATTTTAATATATTTTCAATCGGATGTTTAGGTAATTTAGGCAATAACGGATATGACCTGGCTTCTGAACTAGAACAATCAATATGTGATAGGATAAAGGCTCTTATATATTATAGAGCCTAATAATAAATGTGTAACCTTAAAAACAAACAGTCATGGAAAACTTAGAAGAAAAAGCAATCGAAAAAATAACTTTTGAAATGGTAAACAACATTCAAAGGGGTGAAACAATAAAAATAAACGAACATTTTGAATTGTATTGCTACACAGAAGGATACACAATAGGAGAAGAAGAAGATTACGAAGAGCCTAAGCATATTATATTGTCTAAAAATGATGAAGAGTTATACTGTGTTATGACAGATGAAAGTAATGTTGTTTTTTGTGAACTATAATAAATGTGTGACACTCAATATGAAAACCTTTGTTATTAAATTTATAGACAGCTCATTCAAAAGGAAATGGGAAGTAATTAAAACAAAAAAACAACAATCTTATTACGACATTAAAACACTACTAGAAATAGAAGGACACGATGTCAGAAGAGTACTAAATTGGAAAGCTTATGACTAACAACATTCTAATAGCAATATGGCTAACATCAACAATCTCTGCTCCATTCTTATTTAATATATGGATGTTCCTCGGAGCTTGCACAATTAGTTACATATCAAGCTACAAATTATACAAACGATTATACCTAAAATAAATATCATGGAAAACTTATTTCAAGAGTTCAAACAAGGACTCACAATTAAAAAAAATTCACAACAACACCTGGACCAACAAAAAGACATCGACAAAATGATGAACGTAGGTGTGTTGATAAATGATAAAGGGATACAAATTAACCCATTAATCAGAAGATCTAAAACCTATACAACAGCAAAAATGACCATCAAGAAAATAATTAAAACATGGCTAGGAAATTTAAGCCATCAAAGAAAACAACAAGCAAACTTCAGAGAAGAAATGGTTCACTTCTTCAAACAAAACCCTATCGGTTTTATTAATGAAGGATACGCTGTGATGCCAGAAGGTACTCCTAAAGAATACTTAAGAGGTAAAGGTATAGCATACGTATTCAACGGAGAAGTAATAACAATACACGCAGGATATATACCCCCAATCAACATACCAACAGAATGCGAAAGATTTAATTACGAAAGTGACTTAGGAATTATTCAAATCAAAGAATCATGATTTACTTTATAGTATTCTTAATATTAAAATTCTTAATCGCTTGTTTAGCATTAAGATCTAGGTAACGCTTGTATATGAGGCGTGAGGTACGAATGACTGCATATACGTTGTTATATGCTTTTTGTTAAATAGTAAAATTTAATTAAGATGAATATATTATTTTGTTACAGCATTTATTTGGTTACTACAGATGTTGATTTAGATAGGGGTGATAATTCGCATAATACTGGCTACCATATTGATTTTTTTGCTGATGGTGTTGAATGGGAAGGGGAGATAATAAAAGATTCTAATGAATATTATGTTGAATGGTTCAATGGTGGAAAATCCCCTAAAAACTATGAGTCTATTAATAAATTAGTTAATGATAATTTCGCAACTATACGAAGAGATGCTCCCATAAAAGACGTAATGTGAATTTAATTGCATATAACATAATTGTAATTGAGCTTGTGCGACTGGCGAGGTACGAGCTTGCAATTACAATTTGTTAATAAGTATTTTTTCGTATATTGAAAAAAATTAAATTTATTGAGATGAAATACGGAAGCGGTAATAAAAAATTAGTAAAAAAAATTACAACAAAAAAGAAAGCAACAGGTAAGAAAAAAAACAAATAAATACTATTAGATGAAAGCCAAGAAAAGCACAGTAAACAAAGCTGGTAACTATACAAAACCAACAATGAGGAAAAAGCTTTTTAATCAAATAAAAGCAGGATCTAAAGGAGGTAACGCTGGAGAGTGGTCTGCAAGAAAAGCCCAAATGCTTGCTAAGAAATATAAGGCAGCAGGAGGAGGTTATAAATCTAAAAAGTAATTAAATGGCTAAAGCTAAATCTCAGAAAAGTTTAGACAAATGGACTAAACAAAAATGGACAACAGCTTCAGGAAAAAAATCTTCTGAAACAGGAGAAGTTTACGCTCCTAAAAAAACAATCACAAAGCTTAAATCTACTGCCGCAGGTAGAAAAAAACTAGCAGCGGCAAACAGAAAAAAAAGATTAGCAACCAAACAAGGCAAGCAACACGCTAAACATGGTTTGCACAAAGGGAAAAAAAGATAGCCCTTTAAAAACCCTATATTAAAATTAAAATGACATATACTAATAAAGAGCTAAATGAAATAGTTCTACTAATACAGTGTGGTGAAACACTAGAAGACGCAAAAAACATTATAAGACTAAAGTATAAACTTACAAACCAAGGAAAAAAAATAACCGAACTGGCTGAAAAAGTTAAAGAATACTTTGAAGTGGAAACACTTATATCACCATCAAGAAGCTCAGAAGATATTGGTCCAATGGCTGTGTTTACATACCTAATACACGAGATTCTTGGTGACTACAAAGCAAAAAATGTACACGAAACATTCTCAATAATAACAAAAAAGTCTAGATGTACATTCTATCACTACACTAAAATGTATGAAGATGGTCAACACTTAGTTGATAGAAGAATATCTAAAAAAAATTACGTAGCAAATCACTTCCTAATACTAAAAGGTAAACTTCTTAATGAAGACGTGTCAAATGATCTTCTAATAGTAAAAGAAAAAGCAAAAAGAAATTCTTTGGCTAGAAAAAGATTTGAACAAAATAAAAAAGACATCATATACGACATACAAAATAACATAATGTCATACAACGAGCTTAATAAAAAATATTTTATGCTCAATGATCACAGAAATGTTAAAAAGTTTTTTGCACTAGAAGAGAAAAAATATACTAAATTTATAAGAAATGGCTACCGTACTAGACTTTCTAAAATTATAGAAAAATATAAAAAAAGTTTTAATAGTAAAATACAAAAAGGATGTACCTTTGAAGAAATTAATGACTACTTTGACATATATCCATATTGTAAACTTTTAAGAAGAGTAGCCTACAAACACGAAAGAATAATATTCGATATTATAATAAAAAATGAGAACAACAGAAAAAAGAAAATCCAGACCAATCAATGAAAATCACATCTTGAATCTGGATTTAATGTTTTACTTTAAAAAACCAATCAAAAATAAAAACATAAAGCTAACGAAGCTTCTCTAGATTTAAAAACCAAACTGAGTTTAGTTAAAAAAACTATAATACTAATAACAATAATAATACTAATAATAATACTACTAATAATAATACTAATACTATCAAATATAACAAATATATATCACTCACACAAATAACCCTAGTTCCTGGGTTAGCAAAAGCCATCCTTAACAAGAAAAAAGTTAAAGATTTTGAGTTCTACTGCTATTTAAAAACACTAGAATACAGCGGATGTGTGAAAGATTATGAAATGGTTGTCCTTGAAATGGATACCCAACTCTCTGTTAAAACTATCAACAGAAGACTACAAGCTCTTCAAAGCTTAGGATGGATAGACATAAAAGGTCCAAACATCTACCTTAGATCACTGAAAAAAATATGCAAGTCAGTAGACTGCAGATATAACGATAATAAACCTAAAAAGAAAAAACATCAATCAAGTAAAATATATACGATAAAAGAATTACTTAGAGCTGAATCTCTAAGAGAACACATCTCTGCTCAAGAAACAAAAGCATTAAGAAAAGCAAGCAAGAAGTCAACGAAGTACCTTAAAAGCTTTGGGATAAAAGGTCTCAAAGCTTGGTTACTCAATTCTCCAGAAGAATTACAAGAGCATTCGCAGTTTTTTAGAAGCTTAGAGGTAACTGCCTCCAGAGAGAAATGTGCAGAAATTTGGGGTTGCTCCCTTATTGACGCTTCAAGGTCATTAAACGCTCTGGCTCGTCATAGAGTTATCTCTGATAGGAAAAGGGCAGGAATGATATATAAAGGCGACGAGCAGAGAGCTGCTGCTTTGAGAAGAGTATACGACGACCCCACTATCTTTCACAAAAAAGGGAAGATATATAAGAAGTTAAATAATCTAATTACTTTTTTAAAGGTTGATGTAGAAAAACATCAATACGTTCCAGATTCAAAGTTCTACCAAGGAGGTGATGACTACGATTCGAGGTTTCTCTTTAAATTAGATATGATGTATACTTCTTATCTATCTAAGTTTAGTTTGGGGATTAAGTGTTCGTAGTATCACTTCGTTCTAGACTTGTACCATTTTTGTCCAATCCAATAATAGATGAATTAATCTAACTACTACTCCTATACCCTGTTCAAAAAAAAACATACTTTAAGTGTGTTTTGTCATTACAAATAATTAAATTAGTCATTATGAAAACCCAAGCAATTATTTACATTAGAGTATCTACAAACAAACAAGATAACTCATTAGAGATGCAGAAGGATAAATGTGTCCTGTTCTGCAAAGAAAAAGATTATGAGGTAGTTGATATAATTATTGACGAAGACATCTCAGGAGGTTCTAAAATATTCAAAAGACCGGGAGGTTCTGTCCTTAAGGAAAGAATCGACAACAAAGAGATAAACCACGTTGTATCATGGAAGCTTGATCGTATATCTAGAAAGGTAATAGACGGTCTTACTTTTATTGACACACTTAATAAAGAAGGAATAGGAATGTCAATCCTGGACTTAAATGGTGAATCAATAGATACCAATACAGCAACAGGAAAGTTCTTCATATCATTAATGCTATCTCTTAACGAAATGGAAAGAGGTATTATCTCTGAGAGAACGTCTACAATTCTTCAAAACAAAAAAAAGAACTTAGAGGTATACAGCAGGAAAGCACCTTTTGGATTTAAAAAAAGAGGTAAAAAGCTTATCCCTGTGGAAAAGGATTTAGATAAGGTCAGAAAGGTTATTATGTTGCATCAGACACGCTCTAAGAGAAAATTATCTCTGGACCTAGTGATAGGATACAATGTTGTAAGCAGAATTATTAGAGATAAGGATTTTTATAAAGACCATATATGAAATTACAAGTAAGTTTGTTCCCTGGTAACTGCATAATATGTAACCGTAAAATAACCACTATTTTTACGGTTTGCTCCGTAAGGTGTCAAAAAAAACTAAACGAAAGAGATAAAAAAGTAATAACAAAAATTAAATTAAAATGACGGATATAGATTTATCATTCAAAGGAATAGAGTACACATTTACAGATGTGGAAATAGAAGAAAGCTGCCCTGGAGATTATGACACCCCTCCATACGAAGGTGGCGTTATAGGATACCATAAGGTTTTAACACGTTTAAAGCCATTACATCCTGCTAATGATGTTACTGATATGTTTGAATCACTAACGGATAGCGACGATGTTTTAGAAATGTTAAACGAAAGAGTACAAGATATGTACGACGAAGAACGTTAAATAATAATTTTATATAACACATGAATTTTTACAGAAAAAAACCTGAAGTAATTCAAGCATTACAGTACAACGGAAAAAACGCTCAAGAAATTTTAGACTTTGTTGGAACAAAACAAGACACCTTTATGTTTCCTTTTAAGACAGATTTTGTTGTAAAGCATACAGACGGTAAATTTGATATATACACTAAAGAAGTTTTTGATTATTTTTTTGAGAAGCTATGATATATGTAAAAGATTTTATGCTTGTTGATATAGATTTGAAACAGCATTTGAGAAAAACTATAAAGCTAGGAGAAGAAGAGGTAGAGCTTTACATGGATACAATATTCTCCAGAATGGAAGAAGACGGCACAGCTCCTTTAGATCCCTCTTTGATACCTCACAAAGGAACGGTAATAGGAAAGCCAAGAGGGCTTAGTAGTATAGTAAAAAAAGATGATATTACTTTGGATGAAATAGATGAAGGTGATGTTGTTTACTTTCATCATCATGTAGTTAATTTTGAGAGAAGAACAGAAGACGGTAAGTTTTTCTTTCGGTTCTTTAGAGATATGATTGCTAAGTATGCTACTAGCTCATATTGTAAAATCGTAGACGGAGAGATAATCCCAATACACAAGTGGTCCATTTGTAAGAAGTATAAAAACATATTTCAATCCACAACCTTAATAATTCCAGACTACCTTAAGAATAAAAAAACAGAAGATTTATTAGAGGTGGTTGCTCCTTCAAGGTTTATTGCTGATGAAGTTAGTAAAGGAGATGTGATTGTTGTTAAACCTCTGGGTGCTGTTGATCTTAAGATAGAAGGTGAAGATTATGTGGTTATCCATGAAGATGATATTTTTGGTGTTCAGACTTCTTAATTAGTAAATTAAATTATGAAAATATTATTAGCCTGCGAAGAAAGCCAGGCAGTAACAAAAGAATTTAGAAAGTTAGGACACGAAGCATTCTCATGTGATATACTACCCTGTAGTGGTGGTCATCCAGAATGGCATCTACAACAAGATGTAACAGAACTATTAAAACAAAAATGGGATATGATAATTGCGTTCCCTCCATGCACTTTCTTAACAGTAACAGGGAATAGATGGTTTAACATTGAAAGATACGGTGAGAAAGCAATAAAAAGACACGCTGACCGGAAAGAAGCTATCAAGTTTTTTATGTTGTTTGCTAATGCTAAATGTGATAGGATAGCCATTGAAAATCCTGTAGGTATAATAAGTAGCGAATGGAGAAAGCCTGATCAAATAATAAACCCTTATCAATTTGGGGATGCGTTTGAAAAAAAGACCTGCTTATGGTTAAAAGGATTGCCAGAATTAAAGCCAACAAATATTGTTGAACCACCAAAAAGAACAGAGTTTAAAAGTGGTAAAACTATGCCTGCATGGTACGCTGAAGCATGGAGGTTGCCAAAAGACGAGAGAGCTAAATTAAGGAGCAAGACATTCCCAGGAATTGCAAAAGCTATGGCAGAGCAATGGACTTAGTATTAATGTTAAAAATAAATACTGTAACGATGGAAGAAAAAATAGTTGAAATATTATTTAAGACAATTTTAACTAATACCGAAATAGAACAATGCACTAAAGAGTTATTGAAATTATTTGATGTTAGTTATTCTGTTTTTGACCACGAAACTATTCAAAGAATTAGAAATAGTTCTTCTGATGCGGAAGTTCGTAGAATGATTAAAACTAAAATTCAAAAATTGTAACTAACGCATTGTGTATGGTGCGTATGCCGATAGGCTATGCAATATACACTTTGTTAGGCTTAGTTAATTTATATGATGATCAAATCAAATAAAAATATATTTTGTTCTGTATCTGCTGGTTATAGTAGTGTTATGATGGCTATTAAGTTACGTGATTGGTTTCCTGATCATAATATTATTAATGTGATGGCAAATACAAGCAAAGAACGTAAAGAAAGTTTACATTTTATGAATGAATGTGATAAGCATTTTAAATTGAACTTGGTTTGGTTAGAGGCTGAATTTCACGAAAAAGGAACTGGTGTAACTCCTAACATAGTTACTTACGAAAATCTTAAACGTAATGGGGAAATATTTGAACAAGGGATTAAGAAGTTAGGAATACCAAGCAAAATAAATAAATGGTGTAATAGGGATATGAAGCTTGAAATACTTACAAAGTATGCTAAAAGTGTTTTTGGTAAAGATAATTATTCTGTTGCAGTTGGTTTACGAATTGATGAAATGGATAGGGTTAGGAAAGATTATAAATCTAACAATGTTTTTTATCCTTTAATTGATCGTAAGATAAGCCAAAAAGAAAGAAATAAGTTTTGGAAAGACCAACCTGTTAAAATTAGTATTGAAGCATATAAAGGTAATTGTGATTTATGTTTTGCTAAATCTAATAGAAAACTAATTACTATAATTAAAGAAGAGACTAATTTAATTGACTGGTGGGACAGAATGATTAAGGAATACGGACAAATAAAAATAGATAGTAAGCCAAGTTATAACGATTTGTTAGAAGCTAATAACGGAATGACTTTTTATAGAGGTTATAACACTATTGAAGATTTAGTAAAGATGTCACAACAACCTTTCACAAAAGCAACAGATGAATATATTTATAAAAACGATTTGTTTGATTTAGAAGATGAATGTGGAAGTGGATGTAGTGTCTTTTAATTAAGCCTAATGTTAAAAAATAAATACTGTAACGATGGAAGAAAAAATAGTTGAAATATTATTTAAGACAATTTTAACTAATACCGAAATAGACCAATGTACTAAGGAGTTATTGGATTTATTTAGTGTTAACAAACGTGCTTTTAATATAACGTACTTAGCTAATGATGAAATAATTAAAGGTTTAACTGTATTAGCAGATAACGAAGAAGAAGCTATGCACAAAGCATTATTATTAAGAGATTCAAAAGATATTTATAGTGCTATTGAAGTTAATGTTTGTTAACGGTTAGTATAAGATTATTGCGCTAACCACTAACTTAAATAATAGCACTAACATAACATAGCGCATTAATTTTATACATTGTTATGCACTTTTAATTGATTTAAAAATGGAAAATATTAGAGAAAAAGTTTACAACTTTAAGACAAAGAACAAAGAAGGTTTTGTTCAAAGTGAAATAGATACTTTATTAAAATACTACCCAAACATTAATATAGACAAGTTTAACAGCGCATTAAGGGGGATTACTTGCATGATAATAAATGACGAAACAGTAATATACCATTGTGACATTGATAAGGCTTTGCGCTGTGGGGTTGAAAATAGAAACATTCGTAGTTGGGAATGGGACTAATTGCGCATAACGCCCTTGTAAACGAGCTTGAGCGACTGCCGAGGAACGAGGTTGCGTTTATAACTTGTTAATTTTTATTAAACAAAACATGAGAACACTAATATTAGATAAAGAAGGAAATGCGGTTATCACAACCAATGATAAGTTTGACAAAATAACTATTATGGTAGGTGAATATTACATCAAAGGATTACACATTCCTTCTAAGCAGTTCTCTATCGAAACAATAGACTCCATTAAAGCAGTCAGGGACTATCTCAATAGCGTAATAAACAAAGGAGAAAAGGTCGCACAATTAGAAAAAGAACACAAAGAACTAAGCGAGAAATACCTACAAAAAAAAGACGAACAGGTTTACCAAAAGATAAAACAGATTAAATCTGAATTTATTAAATTGAGAGGTAAAACTGCTAGTAATGGAAAAATACACATATAAGATTGGAAGGTCTTTAGCAATAGAAGAAGGGTACGAAGAAGGGGAGCTAACATGGAGTCAAATGATGCCCATAAGTATCATGCTAGACATACTGCTTTTAGATTTTATGGAAGAACTTTCACAAAATAATTAAAATTACTTTTGTCATTACAAAGTAATAGTCTAAATTAGCAATTCAACATATAAATTAAATGAAAAACAAACCAAACATATTGATAATGATGTTGTTAATATTTAACACAATCATGTACTATATAGAATCAGCTCAACTATATCTTGTAAAACTATTTAAAAATGAATCCTGAAGAAGAAGCTGCTGCATTAATAAAAGACATTTACAAACTGCTTTCTAATAACAGTAAAAATGATTTTATGAATAAAGCTATTAAAATGTCAATTCTTTTTGCAGATAAAATTTTAGATCAGTACGAAAATAAGTTTACAAGAATTACAAAAACAGAAACAGTTGCACGATTAGTATTAACGAACCAATGGAACTTAGTAAAAACGGAGTTAAATAAAAAATTAAAAGACTACACCTATGAAGAAGTATGACTTCAAGTATAAGCCAATACAAAAAACAGGTGAAAAAGAAATAATATCTGTTATAGGTGCAAAGAAGATAGACCTATACTATTTTTATCCAAAAACCAACGAGAAAGAGTTTATAAAAACAGTAAAAGTAAAGAACCCTTTTAAAAAAGATTAAGCCTTTTCTTATATTCGCATTTTTAATTTTTAACCAATAAATAATCGCTATGAAAAAAGTGGATGCCATCATTAGAAAATCTCAATTTGATGATGTGAAATCAGCTCTATTGGCAGTTAAGGTAACTTTCTTTAGTTACTGGGATTGTACAGGAGTTGGTAATGAGAAACTCGGTATAAGCTACCGAGGTGTAGAGTACAGTACTTCTGATATTCAAAGAAGATACTTAAGCATTGTTGTGTCAGATGAATTTCTTGACAGAACAATAAAAGCCATATTGGAATCTGGTAAAACAGGTAAAATAGGAGATGGCAAAATCTTCGTTAGTAATATCGAAGAGGCTTATAGAATCCGTACAAGTGAACGTGGAAATCAAACTTTAAATTAATTATTATGGAAAGTTTATTTACTGCAAATAACGTGTGGATGATGGTCTGCACAGGATTGGTTTTTTTTATGCACCTTGGTTTCTCTTTCTTAGAGATAGGGCTAACCAGAAGCAAGAACACAATTAATATACTATTCAAGAACATTTTTATTATATGTATGGGCTTATTAGTGTATTACATTGGTGGTTTCAACCTTATGTATCCAGGTTTTGAAGAGGGTGATTTAGGTATCCTTAAATTCGCTGGATTTGGAATTGATGCACCTGTAAACGGTATGACTGCTGATTATGCTTCAGGAGGTTATACTTGGTGGACAGATTTTCTATTTCAAGGAATGTTCGCAGCGACAGCAGCAACTATTGTTTCTGGAGCAGTGGCAGAGCGTATCAAGCTAACAAGCTTCATGCTATTCAGTTTAATCTATGTAGGGCTTGTATACCCTATAGTAGGTAGCTGGAAGTGGGGAGGAGGTTTCTTAGATAACTTAGGTTTCTATGATTTCGCTGGTTCTACATTAGTACATTCAGTAGGAGGCTGGGCTGCTTTAGTTGCTGTTTGGTTATTAGGTGCTAGAGTTGGTAAATTCAAAAACGGTAAGTCAATACCTATTTTAGGGCATAATATACCCTTTGCTACTGCTGGAGTATTAATACTTTGGTTAGGTTGGTTTGGTTTTAATGGTGGTTCTGTATTAAGTGCAGATCCTGCATTAACTAGTTTAACCTTAGTTACTACTTGTTTAGCTGCTGCCGCTGGTGGTATTGGTGCTGCTGTTACTTCTTTTATTAAAGACAAAACATTTGATTTAACAATGTTTTTAAATGGTATCTTAGGTGGTTTAGTTGCTATTACTGCTGGAGCAGATTTAATGAGTCCAAATGAATCTGTATTAATAGGTTTAATTGGTGGTATAGTTGTAGTTTTTACAGTATCATTATTAGATAAGCTAAAACTAGATGACCCTGTTGGAGCTATTGCAGTTCACTTAGGTTGTGGTATCTGGGGAACATTAGCAGTAGGTATCTTTGGGAGCATGGCTGGAGGTAGTCAATTTCTTACTCAATTAACCGGAGTAGGTATCATTGGAGCTTTTTGCTTAATTAGTGCTTTCTTAATTCTATTTACAATTAAAAAAACAATAGGTTTAAGAGTATCAAAAAGAGAAGAGGTCGAAGGCTTAGACAATGCAGAGCATGGGATGAGTGCCTATCCAGATTTCCGATTAAATCAACATTAATAACACACAGGGGGTTAATCACCCCCTTAATTTTACACAAAATGAAAAAGATATTTACATTTATATTCTTATATACTACAATACTATCTTACGGTCAAGATAGTTTAAAGTCAAACCTTTCTTTAGAGGGAAGTGTAGACGTTTATTACAGAAGAAACCTTAGTACTGCAAAAACAGACATAGCCCCTGCTACATCTTTTGCTAACTTAAACGGGTTTAGCTTAGGCATGTTTAACCTTATTAGTTCTTACGATACTGATAATACAGGTTTTGTCGCAGACTTAGTATTTGGACCTAGAGGGAAAGACGCTGTTTTTCTATCTACAGGAAGCTCTAATATAGTTAATCAGCTTTATGCTTATTGGGACGTTAGTAATAGTGTGACCTTGACTATGGGTAACTTTAATACTTTCCTAGGGTACGAAGTAATTAGTCCAGCAGGGAACTTTAACTACTCAACATCCTATATGTTTAGCTATGGTCCATTCTCTCATTCAGGATTAAAAGCAGATTTTAATATATCTGAAAACTTTACAGGTATGTTAGCAATTTTAAATGCTACTGATGAAACAGATTTTAACTCTATTAATTTTAATACTTTAGGAGCTGTACTAGCATACAAAGGTACTTACTTAAATGCTTTGTATGGTAAGCAAGATTCAAGTTCATCAGCCACTTTTCAAATAGATTTAACAGGAGGTTATGATATGTCAGAGAAGTTTTATTTAGGAATAAATTCTACATATAATGACACCGATGGCAACGGTTTTTATGGATTTGCTTTATATCCTCAATACGCAATTCGCAAATTAACCGCAGGGTTAAGAGGAGAATACTTTTCTGAAGTTGGAAGCGGAGTTGGCGCACTTGGAGCAGACGCTAATGTTATAAATTTTACAACTACTTTAGATTACGCAGTAGAGAATCTAAATCTAAAGTTAGAGTATAGATTTGATAAAGCAAGTAAGCAAGTATTTGAGCAAAAGGATAACCTGTCCAGCATAGTTCTGGCAGCGGTATACTCCTTTTAAAATGTGCTTTATAGAGGAGTATGTTAATGATTTAGCAACAGAATCAATCATTGATAGTGAATTAGATTAATTAAATAAAACTCTTCAGGCTAATAAAAAAGTACTGAAGAGTTTTAAAATTTTTTGTATGGGTGATGTAATAACTTCTGAAGAACTATCTTCTGTTAGACGTTTAGGATACGATGACAATGTTACATATTGCAAGGTCTTTGATTGGTTTAGAAGAAGATGGGGGTATGTTTCTTGGATAGAAAAAACAGGAAGTGAATATTGCTACAAAATATATGCAAGAGGTTCTTACCACAGACCAAAAAACACAACAGATACAAAGTACCCATACTGCAAAGGGTATGAAGAAGCTCAAAAAAAACTACTAGAGGAATTAATAGTAATAATAGAAGAAACAGGATTATGAAAAAACTAACAGCATTGTTTTTAATTATTGGATTTAAAGCATCAGCTATATGCACCTTTGATGTTTACTTAAGAGAACATAAAATATTTGATGGTAAACAAACCAAAATGACCTTTGCAACAGGTGAGGAGTTAAATGAATTAGGATCAGATTTTTATGAACCAGGAAAGCTATACGCTTATGAGGTGATAAATGGTGAAGCCACTTGGTATGAAATTACAACTACAAGTGATTGCGGTTTAGTTTCTTATGATAATTGTATCAAAAAAATGCCCTCAATGCTGGATGCAAAAAACTTGTCAGGCAAAGAGTTTAAAATTATTGTATACAAATAATATTTAGCATAGTGGACGCAGAAAAAGCCCTAAAACAAATTAAAACAGAATGCTGTGATTCAGACTGGCATGTAAAGGATTCAAAATTTATATGTGATAAGTGCAATAAAGATGTCACTATTGAAATCATATACACGTATCAAGCAACAAACAATTAAGTATGCCTATATTCGATTACATTTGCGAAAATTGCAAAACAGAAGCTAAAGACAAGCTTGTACAGTCTTATAAAACAAAAGTTAAGTGTCCTAAATGTGACACATTTATGATAAAAAAAATAAGTAAACCCAATTTAGGAAACATGAATAAATATGGAAGCAGCTATTAACAAACACAAGAGGCTATGCACCTCTTTTATGTCCAACGCTATTATAATGTTGGAAAACATTGAAGACCTTAAAGAGACTCCAATATGGTCTAGAGAGTTGAAGTACTATGGTAATAAATTTATATCGGAGCTTGAGAAAAAAACACTTCCGGTTGAACGTGCTATGCACAAAAACGAAAAAGAAGTAAAGCTTGTTCAAGAGATTCAAACAATTTACGAGGAGATATTTAAAGACATGTCAAACATAAACGTTGAACAGCTTATAGATCTTAAGTATTTCGTTAAAGACTTAATCTCAGGGAATGTTTTAAAAGTAACGAAAGAACAAGCCAAGAAATTAAAACAGAAAGTTAATACTAAAACAAAATGAATAAAGATAGAAAGTTTCAGATAAGAATAGAGGGTGACGTAATTGTTAAGCTAAAAGAACTAGCAAAACAAAAGAAGGTGTCTGTTGCTAAATTAATACGAAAATCAATTAAGAAGACTTATGACTTATAACGAAGATTATCAGAAAGTAGCAGAGCGACAAGCTATATTTAAAAAAGAGTACTCAACACATAAAATTACTACACACTTACTAGATACGTGTGTCATAGACGGTAAGCATCAGGTTATTATTAAATGTGAAATATTGAACGGGTCAAATAACATTGTAGCAACAGGTATAGCCTCTGAAAGAGAAGGTACTAACAATATTAACAAAACAAGTTGGGTAGAGAATGCCGAGACCTCTGCAATAGGAAGAGCATTTAGAGCATTAGGAATAGGCGACAACGATAACTACGCTTCTAAGGAAGAGGTTAGTAACGCTAAAGAAAAGTTAGGAACTGTTGAGAAGCAAGAAAAAGTTTCCAAAGGAAAATCCCTTACGGAAAAAGCTAAGAAAAACACCAAGAAGGTGGACCTTAGTTTTATTACAGACGAAAGAAAAGTAACTGACTTAAAAAAAATAGCCGACGGATTAAAGATGTTTGGCATTACTAGGCTACAACTAACCCCTGCGTTTAAGAGATATGATAAAGAAGGTAAATACAAAGACCTTGCTAATTTTATGGTTACTATGCCTACCGAAGAGCTTAAAACATTTATTACTGAATACGTTGTCAATAATAAAAAATGAGTTATCTAGTAGCCAACCTGCCACAAATACAGTGTTATGTCAGAAGAGAATACCTGTATGATTTTGACGAAGGACATGGAGATTATGAACCATGTTATTGGGTAAGTGTTAAATCCGTATTAGGAAAAGCACTTTACATTGAAGCCTACTTAACTGAGTACGGAGCTTTGTATGACAAGCTCCCAATATCAGCTTTTGTTTGGAAAAAAGATGTTGATGTTGACACATTTGTTCCACTAGATTACTTACAGATATGGGATTGTTTCTCGTATAACATAAGTGTGATAGAAAAAACAATATTAAAGAACATAGATTGCCAAGTGTACATGAAAGACAAGAAGTATCATAAAGGGTATTACCTGTTTACCATTGATAGTTGTCACTCAGAGCCTAATGAATTAAATGTGAGCCTTTCGCAAACACCTAACGAACACAAGTCTTTTAATATTATAAAGATGGATAACGGTCAGTTTGCTGCTCAACCAAATAACAGGGTTTTATTCTATGATCAGTCTTTGACATCAAATAAATTAACTCAGCCAGATTTTAAGGTAAGCACCCATGAGTTCTTTTGTGAGAATGCTCACAAATGGGCTGTAGAAGATGGTTATTTTTATGAGTTTGATAAAAAAGAATAGACAGTGAACTTAAAAGATAAAATCCAAAAAGGTAACGATTACTTAATTAATCAATGTGAATCAAAGCTTAACTCATTAGGAGCGTTAGAGAAAGGAAATTTTACCCCTACAGACCCGAAAGCCTACAATAGATACAAGAAAGAAGCAGAGTTTAGATTAAGATACGTAGAGGCTGTATCAGAACTGCTTAAACAACATATACTACTGTCAGAAGGATTGTTAGAGTTTATTAATAAAATAGATAACGAAGGTAATATAGAAGAAGAAGAGATTAATGGTTTAAGAAAGTTTGCTGAAAAATATAAATAATGATTACTAGAGACAAACTTGAATCCCTCTTAGGTAGAGGGTATAGCATAATACCGCTTAAAAAAAATAAAATACCCAACATAAGTTCTTGGCAGAAATACACAAAAGAACTTTACAAACTAGGTGATAGCATATCTGAATTTCAATCTGTAGGACTTGTAACAGGCGAGATAGCAGGTGTTCAAGTTGTAGATGTAGACGCTAAATACTGGATAGGAGACGGTGACTTTATGGAGCTTTTAGAAGACAGGGTGGAACTTTTCTGTCCTGGTCTTTGGAAAAAGCTTACTATATCAACAACAAAAAACAAGGGCTTTCATCTTTTATATAAAGTAGAGGGAGAGCAAGAAGGAAGCGTTAAGCTTGCTCAAAGAGAACCTACAAAAAAGGAAGCAGAAGAAGGACAAAAAAGGTTAGTGCTTTTAGAAACTAGGTCAGCCAACGCTTATGTTGTTTGTCACCCTTCTGAAGGTTATAAGATAACCCAAGGTAAACTTCTTAATCTAAAGTTAATTACCCAAAAAGAAAGAGATACTCTTTTTGCTTGTTGTAGAACTTTTGATGAGATACTTCCTCCCGTATTTCAAGAGAAGCCACAAGTTGTATACAACAGCGTAGGAATACCACCTTGGGATGCTTATAACGACGATAACCACCATTGGAAAATGGTTATGGAAAGTCATGGATGGGAATTAAAAGAAGTTAGGAATGAAAAAATACCAGTTGTAAGACCAGGAAGTAACTCTCCCACATCAGGCAACTTTTCAATAGCACACAACTTGCTTAGAGTTTTTAGCACATCTTCAATATTTGACAGCACTAGATCATATAGTCCTTTTGGGATATACACAGTACTACAATGCGGAGGAGACCCTAAACAAGCTGCTAGGGAGCTTAGAGACATGGGCTACGGAACTAACCCAGAGTCTAAATATAAAACCAAAGATGAACTTGTTGAGGTTGATAATACTCATGAGTTTATTGTGGGTGATGAAGCTAACTCTTATATACACGATTTTGCCAGTGGTAAGATACCAATGGGATTATCAACAGGATATAAAGACTTAGATATTCATTATAGGTTTAAGGACCAAGCTTTTGATATTATAGGGGGTACGGCAGGTTTAGGTAAAACCACTATTGCTTGTTTTCTTTTTGCTTTGGCTAATGCCCTTCATGGTAAGCGTGTCATCATATACAGTACCGAGAATCCTGCATGGGAACTTAAAGTATTTGTGCTTGAATTTCTGTATGGTGAAAAGGTTAAGGACATACCCAAACAACACATAGACAAAGGATTGAAATATCTTGACAAAAACTTTGCTTTTATAGAAACAGAAGACATGTTAAGTTATTTAGATATTCTTAGTATGGTTGAAAAGATAGAAGCTAAAAAAGGTAAGTTTGATTATCTGTTTATAGACCCTTGGAACGCTTTAACTGTGGATTATACAGAGGTGGACAGAAAGCTTAATACATACCAATACACACTTCAAGTGGCTACCAAGCTACAGAAGTGGTGCAAACACAAAAACATGTCCTTGTATATAGGTATGCACTCCAACACAGAGTCAGCAAGAAGAGTTCATCAGTCAGGAGATTTAAAAGGTAATCCTGCTCCGTTAAACGCTGCTGACCTTGCTGACGGTGTAGTATGGGAAAACAAATGCACCCACATGTTATTAGTTCATAGATACAAGTTTGTTGAGGAATTAAGAAACCAAACACAGATAGCTGTTAAAAAAGTAAAGTCAAAACATACAGGTGGTTTAGAAACTCCAATGGACAGCCCTGTACTACTTAACATGGGTAGGGGTAAGTATAGAGATTTTTTTAGTTTTTATGATTCTGACAACGAAAGCCCTTTGCGAGGATGGTTTAAAAAGACTATCTTAGGAGAAGAGTTTGTCAGTACGAAAGATGAAAGACCAAACTTTGATGATTACGTATTTGAACATCAAGAAACCTCTGAAGCAGAGGATATTAACAATTACAACAAGGGAACGGTTTTTAAAGAAAGTAGACCTTCTGAAGAGCCTCCTTTTTAAATTAGTAAACAATTAAATTTTATATATTATGGGACTAGGAAGAGACAATTCTCCGAAGACTTATTTAAAGCTAAACACTAAAGAAGAAAAACCAGTGTTTAAGGTTTATGAGAAGAGTGCTGAAACAGGAAAGTATCAGCACACAAAAAACGAAACATTTGTTAGTGGTTACTTTAAATCAATTAACTTTCAAGTTAATGAATATAAAGGTGAAACAACAGAAGTTTTTAACCTTACCATTACAGACGATGGTATGGACTATGTTATTGAGTCATCACTAAGCATGGTAGGTAGAGGTATTCTTAATACCCTTTGCTCTTACACTGAGCTAGGGTTAATTAAAATTTCTTTAGCAACAAGATCTAAAGACCGTAAATCATTTCCAACAGCTTATCTAACGATAAACGGAGATGACAGACCTAAGTGGAAACTAAGCGTCGAAGAGCAAATGGATTTGACTAAGGTAACAAAGCTTAGAGATAGAACAGACTATGACCGTTTTGAGCTTCATGAAAAGCTTAAAGAAATGTGTTCTCAATTAAAACCTGCTGAGGACAACATTCTTAACACTGTTAGCCCTGAGTTAAAACAAGCAGCAGAAGAAGTAGATAGTTTTTTAAAATCAAAGCCGTTACAAGCAAAAAAAGAACAGCCCTCCTATGAGGAAGATGACGATTTGCCTTTCTAAATATCACACGTAGCAGTTATAAAGAAGCCTTAATCCAAAACGGGAGTAGGTGAAGCCCGTTTCTTTAATCTAAAATTAATATGTCAACAACATTAGAAATAAATAAAATAGATTTATCGTTAGATAATCTAGGGTGTGAGCTGCCAGAGGAAATCGCACACTTAGGAGAATACGCTAAGTACGCTAAACAAATAAAAGAAGATGTATACGGGTTTTTTATCCCTCAGTTTATTGAAGGTAAAAGAAATGAAGACTGGTATTCTTTTAGAAAAAACACAATAGGATCATCAGAGATAGCTACGATTATAGACATGGATGAGTATGGCGACCCTGTAAAGCTTTTTAGAAGTAAGATTGATTACGACATACCTCCTTTTGCAACAAAGTTTACTGTAAACGGTTTGCACTTTGAAGAGAAAATATCAGACCTATGGGAGTTCTACGATGGAACTGAAACAGGTTGGGTAGATAACTGGACGCAAGCAAAAAAGATTAGAACTAAAGTTCCTATCCCTTGCTACGCTGTAAACATCAACTATCCGCATTTATCAGCTTCCTTAGACTTCTTTATTCCTGGGGGTCAAGTTTCGCCCTTTACAGGTGAGATAGTTGAGTCAGACGCTTCTTTAGAAATAAAGATGGTTTCTCAGTTCGCAGCAGAAAAGTATGAACTAGGAATACCACACAGGTACGTAGTTCAAACAAACCTCCAAATGATAGTATTGGGTATTACATACTCTGAACTTGCATATCTAGTAGCAGGCGTGGACTTTAACGTATTACCCTTAGACATGGACCTAGAGTTATGCCAAGAAATTATTGTAAAAACTTATGAGTTTTGGAATCGTGTGAACATGGCTAGAGATATATACAACTCTGAGGGTGATGAACTGGAAATAGATAAACAGATTACCCAAATAGAGCCAGAGCCTTCGGGAAACGAAGCTTATATTGAGTTTTACAAAGATAAGTACAAAACATCTTACGAGGACACACTTAGGGCAGGAGAAGACGAAGAATGGGACATTGCGGTTAAGTATAAAAAATGCACAGACAACATAGCATTACTAGAAAAAACAAAAGAAAAGCTTAAACAAAAGATATTAGCCTTCTCAAAATATGATGAAGTTATATCTTTTGGAGACAATGGTAGAATACTTAATAAACGCCCTGAAGGAAAAAGAGCTACTTTTAGAGTGAATATTAAAAATTACAAAGAGGAATAACACCCTCTTTTTCTATACACTTTGGCATGAGTAAAATTTTACATTTAAAAAAAGGAGATGTGTTTACCTATAAAGGAGAGGAGTATAAAGTTTTTAAAATTGATGACACATTTGTTACTTGTAAAAACACCTCTCCTGATGGTTACACATTTTATATACATAAATCAGTAGAGATAAAAGACGAGTATTTTAAATCCAATCCTGACCATAAAAAGAACATGTTTTAATGAGTAGAAAAAAAACAGGAGAATGGGAAATGTTTATGGAGATATGGAAAGAACGAAAACATGTATGTGCCAACTGTGGTGAAAAACTAGGAAACAAGGCTCAACCAATATTTTTTTCTCATATACTAACCAAAGGAAGAACGCCTGAGCTTAGGTTAAACAAAGACAACATAGAACTTCTATGTCCAGAACATCACATGGAATGGGAAACAGGAGACCTTGAAACTAAAAGAAACTTTACTTGGTCCAAAACAAAAAAGAAAATAGTCAAAGAACACAACTACTTGCTTTATTGTAAATTATTTGGTGATGATTAATTCTGATTCATACCCCCGTAAAAGAATGCTATAATTGAAGCCACTATATTACCAAGTATAAACCCTTCTAAAGTATCTACTAAGTGTGTGTTGCCTTCTGGGACAACTATAAAAAAAGAAAATATCATGAAGGTAGCTCCAACAACACTCCAAAAAGCAGCTAAATAATAAATAAAGTTTCTAGCAAGCTTTCCGTTTTGTTTTAATGATTCTTTCTGCATGTCTCTAGCAGACTTCCTGTCTTCCATCATTAACCTCTCATTCTCTACCTCAAACTCTTTAATCTTTAACTGAAACTCTTCTGAAAGAGCTTTACCCTCTTCTGATAAGTCAGTACCCAACACATCTCCAATCTCTTTTATAACACCCTTAAAGTTACCTGTAGCAGCACTAATAGCTAATTGACCTACATCTTTTCCTTTAGTGGCTAAAAACCCTTTAGCTTTCTTTAAAAATCCAGTAAACTTTTTCATAACTTTGGTTTTATTATTTCAACATGAGGAGCGTCTAAAAACGATTGGTCAAACTTCAATACACCGTCCATATCCCAATTAACCCCTGTTCTTATTACGTGAGATATAATACCCCTTGAGTGTAAATCTTTTCCGCACTGTTCTATTACAGTAGATATATATACTAAATGTGTCATGTCGTAGCTTAAGTTTTTACCATTGTGAAAAGCATACGCACAAAAATCTACAGCTCTAGAATAATGATATAAAGGGTGTTCATCAATGGTTATGTGTTTGGCGTACTTACACAACTCTTCCTCAGAAAAATATTTATCAGGATTAATTTTACTTAAGCCATCTTTAAAATATCTCCTTTGAGTTGAAACGTCTCTAGATCCCTCTACTAATACAATATCTACAGAGGTCCTCTGTATTGCTAAGTTCATTATTAGTTGTAAATCAGGGTGAAGCGTTTCTAAAACACCTTTACTTCTTTTACTCCAATCATATTTCATTTGAGTAGGTTATTTTTTTTTATTATAAAACTTATAAATAAATTGACCTATTGTGATTGATGAAGTAATTATAGAAAGAAAAGTTAATACTAAAACAGATACTTTGCTTGTTACGTCTATACCTGATTCTGCTGCCGGAGTAACTATTATTTTTAAAAAATCTAGTGAAGGAATACTATCTTTAATAGTTTCTACGTTTTGACTTAAACAACCCCAACCAAAAAAAGTAAAAATAGTATTTATAAAAATACCAAAATTAGTGTTATCCATTACATCCGTATTTCTCATAAAGATAGAAAAATAAAATCTTTTACTTTTTACAACGAAATACACAACCCAAAGTTTAATCTAATCTTCAGAATGTTTATTTTCATCCATAAAAAGCTTATCTAATATTCCCAAAGCTTTATTATATGACAAAACTTCTGGTCTAGAAAAAGCACCTCTTTGAGTGGCATTGTCTAATAGTTTTATTATATGAATGTAAGCTTTATTTTCTTCGGTTAGTTCTTCCATTTTTATTATACTTTAACTTGTTTTAACAGCCTATATAATTTTATAAGGTTGTCTGTGGAAGTTCCTGGTTTTTTTTCAATAATCCTATTTTTTATTCTTAAAATAAAACCACCTATTCTAACCCCTAAGTAATTACGTTTAGCCTTATCTTTTAATATTTTTTGTAGTTTGTAAAAAACGTAATCATCATATTTATTTCCTCCATAAACCCTGTAACCCCAATCATGTAAAAACACATCTAAACTAGGGTGGGTTTTATCCTCAATAAAAGTAGCACCATCGTAACCTTTTTCTCTCCAAAATTTACTTTGCCAAGCTTCTTCAAAAACTGACATCACATAGTTAAGATTGTGTTTTTTAATCTGCCTTATTAAAGCAGTTCTTATTTCTTCTTCCGTAAAATAAGGGTATATATTTCCAAAATACATATTTACACCATTTTGCTGTTACAAAGCTCTCTAAAAGAATCAAAAACAGCTTTATCAGACTCATCTAAAGTATCATAATCTATTAGCACTTGCTTATCGCCTTCCTCGTCATTGTTATACTGTATAACAATTCTTGGAGGTATTGAAAAATACTCAGTTTGAATTATCCCCTGTTTTAAAATATTAGCCATAATTTTAAATTAAAATATTATTATATGAATCTGGTGTATTACTCATCTGATTTGAATTTACATCATTTATATCAGTTGTCATGCCATGAAATT